AGGGCGGCCGATCCCGATCGCTTACGCTTCCTGGGTTGCGACTTCGATGATGCCTTCGGGGTCGATCACGTTGCCGCCGGCGGCGAACAGGCCGTTGGCGAGCCACGAGGTCTTTTCCGGGATGTAGTTGACCTCGGTGCGTTCGTCGATGCCGATGCCGAGCCCGACCGCGGCCTGGTCGAACGCGTAGTTGGTGCGCACGTTCGCCGCGAGCGGCAAGCCGCCCTCGGCGCGCGTTTCGATCATCAGATACGTGAAGCCGACGAACTGCTTGAGCTCGCCGCGCATCAGCGTCTGCACGGCGTTGAAGTCGCTCGACGTGGCCGGCGTGGTGCCGAGCAGATCTTCGAGGAAGCGCGGGCTGTGCGCGAATTTGCGCTGCTCCATGGGTACTGCGCGTTCGTCCATGATGCGCTTGGCGCGCAGGAGCTTCGCCATGTTGGCGCCTGTGGCCGAACCGCCGACGTTCACGTCCACGTTGGCCGAGCCGTTGGCCGTGTCGAGCACGTCGAGCAGAAGCTGGTCTTCGCGCCGGCCGATGGCGCCCGCGATATTCGCGGCCACGACCGGACGTTCGTCGACGTTGGTCTTCTGCTGGTCGAACACGTCGGTGTATTCCGCCGCGTTCCAGTCGGTGATGGTGCCTTGCCCGTTGCCGTAGGTGGTGTTCATCGGGCGCACGTCCGTCTGCGGCACGCGCGGCGTTGCGGCACCGCGCGTCGAGCGGCGCATGTTGAACGTGCCGCCGACGACGCCGGGCTTCAGACGCACATGCGGCCGCAGCGTGCGGCCCTTCTGGTAGGCGGCTTTGATCTGGCTTTCGAATTCGATCGTTGCGATCGCGGAGAGCTGCTGGGACATATCGATCCTCGCAAAAACAGGAATGACCTGGTTTGCGGCCGATATGCCTTGCGAGCTCCGATCGAGGCGGTCCGGCAAAGCGGATGGGGCGCCTCGGCTCGACCCTCGCGCGGGTCGTACCACTTGCCTGCACCCGGCAGGCCCATCGGGGTGCCTGCATCCTGCAGGCCCAGCGGGGACGTCTTTCCGCCCGGTCCGTCGGGTCCATCGCGGGCGCGCTTGAAAAAAACTCGCCCGCGTCGATTTGCCGACACGGGCGAGTACGCATGGGTTCGCGGATTTTGTCAAGAACCTTTCGACAACATCCCCTTGTCTTCGTATTTTTTGAGCGCCGCACGGGCCTTGGCGAGTTTGGCGCGGCCGGCTTCCGTGCTCTCGCCGCCGTCCTTATAGGCCTCGGTCATCAGCTTTTTGGCATCCTCGATCGACATCTCGATATTGAGTGCGGCGGGATCGACCGGTACTGGCGTTTCGCCGGCGAGCTCCATCAGCTTGCGCAAGCCCGTGATGCCTTCGGCGTTCGTGACGGCGCGCAAGCCGTGGAATTCACCGTTGGAGAGAATGCCTTTGGTCTCGAGCCCTTTGAGCCACATGCCGACTTCGCGCACCATCGCCTCGCCTGTCGGCCCGATTTTTTCGACCTCGGCTTTGAATGCCGCTTTTTGCTCGGCCGCCGCCGCTTCCTGTGCGGCGGCGATTTGCTCGGGCGTTTGGGCCGCACCCGCACCGGCTGCACCCGCCAGTTCCGCAATCTTGGCGACAACCGGCCCCATGAACTTGTTGAAGTCGGCATTGCTCAAACCCGCCGCATGGGCGGCCTGGCGGGCGGCCCCCATCAAAGGATCGTCTTTCGGGATCTCGAATTTGAGATCCTTGGGCAGCTCGAGCGCGTAGGCCTCGGGCGTGGCCGGCGGTTTGTGCTCACCGCGCCCGAACTTGCCGCGCAGATCGGCCTGGCTGCGCGCGAGCGCTTCTACGTCGATGCGCGACAAGAGCTTCAGATCTTCGGGCTTCAGCTCGACCGGCTCCTTGCGCACGAAATTCGGCGGCAGCCACGCCGGAAAAGCGTCCGCGCCGGCGGCAGCGGCGGCGGTTTCTTTGGCGTCGCCGCCGACATGTTCGAAGATGTTCCCCGGCGGCGGGCTGCCGGCACCGGCTGCACCGGCCCCAGCGGCATCGTCGGGCGCCCAAACGGCGCGTGTCGTTTTTTTCCACATGGCTTAGTTGCTCCCCTTCTGGCGCGGCTTGCGCGCGGGTTTTTCGGGATGATCTTCGAGCAGCCGATGGATGCGCATGGCATCTTGCCCGCGCATTTCGGCGATCGTCTGGTGGACGCGGTTGATCTGGTAGGTGCGGTTCGGCAGCGGGATGCTTTCGACGATCCGCTCGAACGCGGTTGCGATGCGCCAGGCCGCGGCTTCGAGCTTGGCGGGCTCGAGCTGCGCGGGCTGGGGCGTGTTCTGTTCGTCGGCCATGGTCTAGTTCTCCGGTTGGGGTTTGGGTTGGGTTTGGGTGCCCGCGCGCCGCGCGGCCGCGCGGTTGACGGATTGCGCGATCTGCAGCACGACGCTTTTCTGCCCTTCGCGGAAATGCGCGTGCTCGAGCGTGTCGCCCATGCGCCAGGACGGCGGATCGACGATGCGTTTTTTCAGATGCTCGAGACACGCGCGGCCGGCCTCGCTCAAAAACGCCTGGGCGATCAGATCGTCGATCTCGGCTGCCGCTTTGGCCATCATCGCCTTGGCCGCTTCGAGGGCGTTGCCGCCGAATTGCGACCAATCGTCGGTCGCGGCCGCGTCGTCGGGCAGAAGCTCTTCGGGTTTCAGTTCCATGCTTTTTCCTTCGGTTGTCGGTTGGGGATCAGGCCGCGGCCTCGGCTTCGCGGCCCGCCTCTTCGCGAACGCCGGCGCCGACCTGCTCGACGACTTTCGCCGCAACCGGCGAGGCCGCCAGCTGCTCGGCTTCGGCTGCCTGCCGCTCGGACGCGCGCCGCGCTTCGACCTCCTCTTCGCCGGGGATCAGCATGCGCGGCACGCCGATCGCGCGGGCAAGGAAGCGCGCGGTCTTGTCTTTCTCGAGGCCGGTTGCGAGGAAGTCTTCGCCGAACGGTGCGGCCAGCGAAACGTAGTCGGCGATCGCCTGCACGTCTTCGAGGGCGGCCCCGCGTGCGAGCGGCGAGGTGGGTTTGATCGCGACCTCGCGGCCGTCCACATTGAGCTCCATCGGGATCTCGCCGGCTTTGTCGGCGATGTCCAGAAAGCGCTGCACGACCGGCACCTGCAGCTCGACGATCAGGCGGCCGAAAGGGGCGCCCGTGTCGGTCTGCAGTTCCTTGATGCGCTGCACGATCTCGGTCGGGCTGCGCACGGGGCCGGTGTCGGGCGGCAAAGCCTTGTCGAAAAGATGCGTCTTGATCTGCATCTGCATCTTTTCGATCACGAGCTCGGCCACGTTGAAATTGCCCGAGACCGGCAACAGATCGAGGCTGCGGCCGCGGTTGCCGCCGTTCGAGCCCACGGGGATGATCGTGCCGGGGGCAAGCCGCACGGTCGCCGGATTTATCACGCCGTCGTCCACCGCCGTGTAGACGCCCGCCACGGCGAGGCTCGCGTTTTTGAGGATCAGCTCCACGACCTTGTTCAGCGTTTTGATGTCCGGCAGCGCCATCAGAAGCGGGCCGCGGCCTTCGACTTCGCCCGCCGCCTTCGTCCAGCGGAACGCAATGAAGGGCGACGTGCGGCTGGTCGCGGCCTGCACGCGATGCCCGCCTTTGCCGTCCTGGCTGCCGGCCATCACCACGTCGTTCCAGAACGCGTCGAGTTCGGCATCGTAGTAGGCGCACACATGAAACTCGATCTCGAAGTCGGGATCGTTGACGCCCGCAACCCACGCGGGGAATTCGCCCTTGGGGAACACGCGTTTGATATCGCGGTGCTTCACTTTGCGCTTGTGGTAGTAGCCTTCGATCAGGCCGAACGGGCCTTCCTCGAACGCGACCGAAGCGCTCGGCAGCGCCTGCACGCGGAAGAGTTTGCCGCCCGGCCGCTTCGTGGCCATGCGGCCGTTTTCGATCAACAGCACGCCGGTGCCGGCGGCGAGATCCTGCAGGGCTTCGTTGAGCGCCGTGTCGAAGCTGCTCTCGTGGATGAAGCGGAACAGCTTTTCATTGCGGCGCTCGAGCTCTTTGTCGGTATCCGCCTTTTGGTCTTCCGGGATGGCGCTGCCGGCTTCGAGCGTGCACCATTTGCGGTAGGGCGGAAACAGATCGGTCTGGATCCGGTTGGCGAAACGCAGCGTGCCGACGATCGCCGTGCTGTCGTAGGCCTGCAGATTGCGCTGGGCACCGGGCGCATGGCTGCTGATCGTGTCGCGGTCCGGCATCGCGTAGCGATACGCATCCTGCAGCAGCGACAGCATCGGCGCTTTGCGCTGCCATGCTTTTTCCGAACGTTTGAGCACGAGCTCGGGCTCGGGCGGTGCGGGTTTTTGGCGCGCCATGGCTTCACGCTCCCAGATTGGTTTTGAGGCCGCCGGCATCTTCCGACACGCCGAGCTCGCCGCTTTCGCCCACGAGCTGCACGCGGCCCGAGCCGCGCGAGGTGGCGCGCTTGCGCGCGGCTTCCTGCGCGTCGAGTTCGTCCTGCCGCTTTTTGGCAGCGGCCGCTTCCGCCGCCTGCGCTGCCTGCATGGATCCGTCGGGCTTTTGCCCGCCGC